TCCAGTCGAACAAACCCAAGATCATGCAGGGGCCGTGGCGTAAGCTGATCTTCCAGTTCCAGCAGTACCGGGTGAACATGCTGGCCATGATGGGCAAGGACATCCGCGACTCGTTCACTGGGACCCCAGAAGAAAAAGCCACAGCCCGCCGCGCGCTTGGGTGGATGCTGGGTACGCAGTTGGCACTGACCGGCGCCGCTGGTACTGTGTTGGCCCCGATCGCCTTCGCCATCGCTGACATGTTCCGTGACGACGATGACCTCCTCGACAGCCGGACTGACTTTATCCGTAGCGCGCCACAGTGGTTGTCCCACGGCATCCTGTCCGGTGTGGTGGACATGTCCCGCCTCGGCGCCGACGGCCTGTTGTCCCTGGGTGGAGACTACGCGCCGAAAGATGCCAGCGCCAAGGAGACATTCCAGTACTACGTCATGGCGAACATCGGCCCATGGGCCGGCCTGGGCGCGAACTTCGCGACCGGTGTTCAGAAAGCGCTGGAAGGCGACCACGTGGGGGCGGTGAAAAACCTCGCCCCGGCCGGCGTGCGGGACGTGTACAAGGCGTACTTTGAAGGGCAACAGGGTGCCAAGGACAGCCGCCAGGTCGTCTACTACGAGCCGAGCTTGTGGGACAACGTCACCGGCGCCCTCGGCCTGCGCAGTGGCGACCGTCGGGATGCAGAGGAACTGCGAGGCGCCAGCTACGAGGCGAACGCCAGGACCCAGACCATCAAGAACCGGTACCTGGGCAGGCTTGCCCTGGGCTACTCCACCGGTGATGCGGCGGCCATCGCCGAAGCGAAGGCCAATATCGCCGACTGGAACAGCCAGTACCCAGACATGGCGATCACCGCTTCGATGCAGAAGCGTGCGATAATCAACCGCAGCCGCTCCCAGGCCAACGCCGGGGAGTACGGTATCGCCGCCCCACGCGCCCCAGGCGCTTCGATGAAAGAGGTCTTGGGTCTATGATCATCCCCGCTTGGGCAAAAATAGCTGCACCGATTCTGGCCTTCGTGATGTGGACAGCAGCGTCGGCAGGCACCGCGTGGCACTTCCGTGGCGTCAAGGCGGATCGGGACTTGCTCCAGTACCAGCAGAACCTGGAGGACGAAGCCAGGCTTGAGCGCGAGCGAGTAGACCTAAAGCGCCAGGCCGATGCCAAGAACCTTTCCGATTCAAGCGCCCGGTTGGATACGGTCGAGAAAGCCCAACAAGTTGAGGTTCAGTATGTCGACCGCGAAGTTATCAAATACCGGGATCGCCCTGTTGCTGGCAAGTGCACTCTCCCTGCTGAGTGGGTGCGCCTCTACAACCAATCGGGCCGGTCTGCAGACAAGCTGCCCTCCGCCCCCAATCCCTGATGCACGCCTGATGGTGGAACCTGACGAGTTCGTGGCATTGCCAGAAGCAGACACGCTGGATTACCAGGCGCTGCCCCAGATCACCAAGAACAACCAGGCCTGCGTCGTCACTCGGGCCCGGTACCGCGAACTGCAACAGTGGATAAGAGGGCGAGCGCAATGAGCCGTATTGACCAGATCATTGAAGAGACGATCGGCAGGGAAGGTCGGTACTCCAACAACTCCGACGACGCCGGAGGCGAGACCATGTGGGGTATTACTGCCACCGTCGCTCGCGCGAACGGGTATCTGGGGGCCATGAAGAACCTGCCCAGGGACATGGCCGTGACGATCTACCACCGTGAATACTTCGTGAAGCCGGGACTGGACAAGGTCCTGCTGCGCTCCTCGGACATCGCCACGGAGATGTTCGACACTGGGGTCAACATGGGCCAGTCCATCGCGGTGAAATTCTTGCAGCGAGCCCTGAGCCTGGTTGGAGACCGTGCTCTGGTCCAGGACGGCCAGATGGGGCCAGGAACTCTCGCCGCGCTTGACGCGTTCATGAGCAAGCGCGGTATCGAAGGGGAACTGGTTCTGGTCCGCATGCTGAACTGCTTCCAAGGTGCGCGGTACGCCGAGATCACCGAACAGCGCCCCCAGAACAAGACCTTCATTTATGGCTGGTTCCTGAACCGAGTGGTGGTCTGACATGGCTGGCGAACCGATTATCCGCGGGCCCTGGCCCGCCGGTATCAACAACCGCGCACCGTGGAAGAACGTGCCACCGGGTGCGGTTCGCGACTCAGTCAATGTAGACCCTCTGCCCGGTGGGATGTTCGGCTTGCGCTCGGGCTTCACCGTCCAGGTGGCTGGAACGGATATCCGGGGCGCGCTCAGCGTGGGAAACCACATTCTGTTCGCCGACGGCACGCAACTCAAAGTATTCGACGCACAGACCAGCACGACCACTGTCCTCGCCACCATCGCCGGCGCGGGCCGGTTCACCGGCGACGTGTGGAACGAAGAGCTGTTCTTCTGCACCGAAAACGAGAACCTGCGGTACCGCGACGGCGTACTCCGCCAGTGGGGCGTTACGACGGTGTCCAGCCAGCCGGTGCCGACGGTGGTAGCCGGAGGCCTGCTGGCCGGGGAGTACCAATGCGCAGCAACGTTCGTGGACGCCTATGGCGACGAGGGCGGCACCAACAACCCAGTTGTGGTGACCGTGGCTGCTGGTTCGGCGATGCGCTTCACGCTCCCTACCCCACCGGCTGGAGGCAAGGTGCGTTTGTACGTGGGCAACGTACAGGGCGGTACGCTCTACCTGCAGTTCGAGGGTACTGGCCAATACACCTGCAGCACTGTCGTCGACAACACTGCCAGGCTCGATACCGTCCTGCTCCGCGCGCCACTGCCGGCCGACTTCATATGCGAGCACAACGGCGTGATCGCGATGGCTGACGGCAAGACGCTCTGGCTGACTACCCCACTTCGGCCGCACCTGCGCAGTGCCATGTCGCGATTCTTCCAATATCCAGCGGACATCGACTGCGTCATCTCTTCGGACGGAGGCCTGTTCGTCGCTGCGGACAAAACGTACTTCATCTCCGCAGTCGAGAGCGACAGTCCGGCCCAGGCAACGCTGTTCCCCTACGGTGCGGTCCGCGGCTCGATGGCCAGGGCACCAGACGATCGCGCGGTGTGGATGACTCAGTACGGCCTGGCGAAAAGTGACGGCAGCGGCAGGGCCACGCTACTGAGCGCGGAGCGCTTTGTGCCTGAATTGGCCAGCCAGGGCGGCTCGGGTATACTGGAGCGCAATGGCAACCAGTTGGTGGTGACCACGATGCAGCGCGCCAAGGGCGAAAACCCGCTCAGCGCCAGCGACTACTATGAAGCGGAGATCATAACCCCATGAAAAGCAACGATTCTAACGAGCAACTGTGCCGTCTGGGGTTCATCTACGTTGGCGAAGTCATCGCGCCCGACGGGCGGATTCTCCAAACTCACACCGACACCAACTTGATCCCACAGGTAGGGATCAACCAGATCGCCAGCCTGATCACCGGCGTCGGGTCTGTGATCTCCACCTACTACGCCGGCGTCTTCGCCAACAACTACGTGCCCACGAACGCCACCACAGCCACTGATTTGCCGGTGAATGCCGGCGAGTCCGTGGCGTATAGCCAGTCCACCCGCCCGGTGTGGAACAAGACCTACGACGGTGTGAGCCTGATCTCCAGCTTCGCCAGCCGTGCGGACTTCACGTTCACTGCCGACGCCACGTTGTACGGCGGCTTCCTGGTATCCGACAACACGAAGGGCGGTAGCGGCGGCGTGCTGTTGTCGATCGCGCGGTTCGCAACCCCATACACCGTGCCGAACGGTTCTACTTTCCGTCTTGGCGTCTCCATCAGCCTGGTGTCGTAACCGTCCCAGACGCACAGGGGCACCTGTATGACGAACAAACTGATCAAACAGACCGGCGCTGCCGTCGGGTGGAACGCCGGTGGTATCAGTGTGCCGTCGTTGTCTGGGGACCTTGTCGCCAAGTTCACTATGGTCGCCGGCTCAGACTGGGTGCTTGGTGGTCTCGCTCCCACAGGTACAGCACCGTCGCTGGCCGGCGTACAGCACGGCCTCCGTGGAGCTGAGAACGGGTTCATCGAAGTGGTCGAAGGCGGTGTGGTCAAGGCCACTTCCGACGTGGTCTTCAACTCGAACGTTCAGGTGGGTATCTACCGGCTCGGCACGACGGTCTACTACGCCGTGGACGAATGGCGGTACCAGAGTCTGGTGGCCTCCAGCGGTACCAAGGCCTTACTCGGTGTCCTGTACGCCCCGGGCGACGCCATCGACGTTCCTTCGTTGGGCAGTTACGCGGCAGATATCAGCGCGGCTTCTTTGGCAGAGACGCTTACCGCCGCAGACGCCTACACCTACGACCCCGAGATATACGGCGGGCTCACCAACGTGCTGACCTTCAGCAGCACCGCGGTAGGAGACATCGTAATCGATGCCGTGCTCCCTGAGTTCGTAACGTTCCTGGACGCCACCGCCCCACAGATGACTCTGCTGGCAACCTTGGCGAGCAGCCTGGCTATCGACGACACCGCCGGCGCCAGTGCCCAGGGATTGCTGCAGTACGCCACCAACCTGGCTACAGGGGCTGTCGGCCGGTACAACGGGTTTGACTTCCTGGGCTTCTGCCGTATCGGCATGGACACCTACGCATTCAAGAAAGATGGCCTGTACAAAATCGACGCAGACACCGATGACGGCGTACCTATCTCTGCGCTGATCGAGTTCGCCGCCGAGGCGCTGGCCGGCACCATGCAGAGCCGCCTCGTAGCCTTGTTCTACGGTTTATCCACTGACGGCCAAGTGTTCGTGCGCATCACCGACGACAAGGATCGGGAGACCGTGTATCGCGCTTCGAAACGCCAAGGCGTGTATCGCGCAAATCCTTACCAGGGGATAAACTCCAGGCACTGGCGCATGCGGCTGGAAATAGTCGATGCGTCGTACGCCGAGTTGGACAACGTAGAGTGGGTGGCCGGGTCCACCAATCGCCGCACCACCACGTAAGGAGCGGGCCATGGCCTCTGAATACACACCCACAACGAACGAGCTGTTCGCCAACGCTGCTACCGCAATCAGCTACGCTTCCATGAGCGCGGGGCGCATCTCGGCTACCGATAAGCCGACGTTGCTTAACCCCTCCCTGGAATACAGTGTGGCCGCCAAGAGCTTCGGCGCACCGCCGCAATTCAGCGACCTGTTCGACGGCACCGACAACACTGCCGACGTCATCGCGGACCTCAACGACCAGGTGGACGCGTGGTTGGCGAAGTACTTTCCTTCGATCAATGCCGGGTTTAAGAACGTTCCGGACGATTACCTGATCGGCGTGATCACCGGCGTGAAGCCGTTCGGTATCGACAAGACTGTCTTCGACCTGGTGTGGCAACAGGCCCGCGACCGAGCGGCCAGGACCACAACGGCGGAGCAACGGCAGCTGGAAGCCACGTTCTCCACTCGGGGCTTCTCGCTCCCACCTGGAGCGCTGGTGGATGTGCTGGCGCAGTCCGAGCGCCGCGGTACCGACGCTGTCCTGGATGTGGTCCGGGAGCAAGCCATCAAGGATGCCGACATCAAGGTGGACATTCTCAAGCACGCCGTGGGCATCGCCGCGCAACTGAAGGCAGGCCTGCTCAACACCAGCGCTGAATTCTTCAAGGCGTATTACAGCGTCTATGGCCTGAGCAACGATACCGCTCGTATCCGCGCGCAGGCGTATTCCTCGTTCTACGATGCCTTGGCCAGCTACTACGGCGTCGAGGTCAACTGGGAAAGCCTGCGGTTGCGCTCCGCCGAGTCCAAGGCCAATGTCAGCCTGGGCGCCGACCGGAACAAGGTTGGGCTCTATGGCGGCGACGGTACGGCTCAGGCGCACGCTCAGGCAGCCCGTGGGTTCGCCGACGTGGCAGCCAGCGCCAACGCCGCAGCGGGCACTCTGGTAGCGCAGATCGAGAGCGTCTGATGGCTAACCCACCCATTATCGGGAAGACCCTGTCTCGGGTGGGTGCGCCCTTGGTTCGTCTGGCCAAGACCCTGGCCCAGGACGCACAGCGCGTTGGGATCCCTGGCAAGTACCGGATCCTGAACGGGTTTCTCCTGCGTGGCGTCAAGATGCACAACCGCTATGTTGGCCAAGTCCTGGACCTGCCCGGCCTGGTCCTGCTGGCTGGGACGGGCCAGGGCATCATCAACGAGTTGGTAACCGTTGGTAACCGGGACGACTTCACCGATCCAGGGACTTCGGGGACCCATGTCGTGTCCGACCTTATTGGGGGAGACCGGGTTGTCTCTCCCACCCCGCCAGTTCCCGATAGCATGGTCGACGTGCCGCCCCAGCCATTGCTTATCGCCCAGGTACAGCCGCAGCTCCAGGGGCAGCTCTGGTATATGGGCCAGCTCCGGATTCGCTTGAGCGCCCCAGGCAGCTTCCTCAACCTGGACACTTTCGGCACGTTGACCTACGCGAAGAACATCGGTGTGGGGTGTAGCGTAACAGTAATCCGCGACTCGATTTCCCCATACAGCTCGTTCCTTCAAGGCTACAAACCGAACTACATGGCCCTCAACGCGTTCTGGGTTGAAGAGTCGAACCTGCCGTCTGGATGGTCGGTGCTCCCCCGTCGCCTGGTAAGCGCCGGATCGTATGGGGTGGCTGACCCCTATCGAGTGGACATTGTACCCAAGTCGGTAACCTGCGGAGCCGCGGTGAACCCAGCTGCAGACATGACGGGGACGGACCAGTACTGCCTGGCCTTCGCCGGCATCAAGCAGAACCGGACTACCTGGACTGGCGGCGGATTTACCTACTATGACCGCTTCGGACTGGGCGCACTGATCGTAGCCCGGGGGTCCTACAACCGGACCTCTTTTGTCTCTGGGACCTTTGCCCGGGCCACGCTCGCGTCAGTGACCACGGTACTCAGCGCCAGCATGCCTATTACCCAGATGCGACCTACGCCGGCGACCTACCCTGGAGCTTCTGGAGGCCCCAACCTGGATACGCCCAGCTGGTTCCTGGCGCCAGCCGTTGCCCGATACACCGGGGGCTTCGCGAAGTTCTGTGTCCACTGGGCGCCGTACTACGACACGGGCACCTCTACACGGTTCACCTCTTTCGGCGTGGTGGTACTGACCGACAGCAACACGATCAGCGTCCCCAAGGCGGACATGACCTGGACGTACCCGAACACGCCCCCTATCGCGGGCAGCGACTCCACGAAGATGCTCATGCCCTGGATCGCTGGCACAGCCTCTGTCGAGCGAATTGTGGCCACCGTACCCCAGCGCACTGCCTATTGCCTGGTGTGGGAGCAGTGGCTGTCCCGCAACGCGGCGACACACGCCGGTGGGTTCACGACCACCACCCAGTGGCCCACCAGTTACGAGATGGGCGGACAATGGGCGCTGTACGCAGTGTCCTCGGCCGGTGCCGTGAGTCGTACGGTGATCACCGCCACGTGCGCCCCGCTGTTCAGCCCAAGCATGTTCGAGGGAGGCCTTGGCAACGACAGTTCAGCCGGCCGAGCAGGACCGCCGAACGTGTACTTCCCGCCGAACCTGCGTTACGGAGGCGGCGCACTGTGGTACGCCCCCGACACGTCGTTCAGTTCCCTGTACCAGATGGCCCCGGAGAAACTGGTAACCGCCTGCATACCCACCGGGTACTTCCGCACCTGGGCACAGCTGGATCCCTCTACAAGTGCGTTCTTGTCTGGATACACCAGGGTCACAACGCACAACGTTTCCTGCGCCGTCCTGGACTTGACCACCAACACGTTTGAGATACGAGGCGTCATCGTTGCGAGGGACTGGGCGGACCAGTACTGCCACATCACCGTGGTGCAGCCAGAGGTCCCAGCCGTTGGGTTGACCCCGCTGATTCCGGCGGTACTCCTTGCTACAATGCGCATAGCCATCCGCAGCGGCGCCATGACGCAGCCGGCGGACAAGACCTACCTGAGCATCGACGGTGGCTGGACGTGGCGCGAGTACATCACTGACGCAGCCGGCGGTAACGGCTCGTTCCTGGTGGGAAACCAGCTGTGGGCTATCGACGCCAACGGCCGATTCGACACCGATCCGTTTGGAGCATAGAACATGCCCTCGAAGAATTATCTGTGCACCAGCCTGGCAAACGGCGCCACGCATTACACCGCCGTCTTCGACCCTGTAACCCAGGGGCTGATCCTGAAGACGCAGTGGAACCCGACGCTTATGAGCACCACCATCTCCACGATGACGTCGGAACTGCAGACGATCTATGGGGGCGATGCTACGGTAGACGTAAACGTCCAAAGGTTTATCGGGGTGTCCACCACCGGTGAAGCTGTGTGGGCTATTGGCCTTGCGGCTACGGACGCCGCCTCCGCCGAGTTCCGCAACTACGTGAAGGTAATGGCCTACTCGAACACCACTGCCCGTACAGTGGCCTCGTTGAACCAGTCGACTACGAAAAAGGCAGGAGAGAATTTCGCCCAACCGCTGTACCTACTGGGTTACGGGCACGAACGGGCGTATTTTTCCGGATACGCTACGGGAGCAGCGCCAAACTTGCGAGTGTACGAAGCCACGTCAACCGGTGTGGTAGTAGCTTCGTGCTCAGCGGCTTCGGCACTCACTCCAGAAGTCGCTGGACTGATGTTCACCACAGAGTCGTACCTATCTTTCGGGGCGCTGTCGGCCGGTAACCAGGCAGCTTATTTACTGCAAAAAGTTTCCGGCACCTGGGGACAGGTGGCCACAGTCGCTGGTGCGTCACCTACATTGTTCCCCATGAGTCAGCTCACCGCGCTGGCCACGGCCGGTAGCATAGCGCCTGTGTACACCCTCGCGTTCGGTTCCAATAGCGAGACCGTACCTGTACCCCAGGGCAAGGACTCGCTGGGGTCGTTCAGCATCGACGGGGCTACCCTTACGAATTTGGTGACTGCCAGTACCGCGGACATGCAGCCAACCTACAACGCCACCGTGGGAGGTACTGCTACGGTGGATAAAACGCGGCAAGCGTTTGTATACGCCGACTTTCCTGTCCCTGCTTTTTGGCAGGGCAAGGTGCTGGCCGACGAGATCGTGTGATCCGCCGGCCGTAGCCTTTACGGGGTACCTGTACCAGCAATTGGGCTACCTTGGGCGGCCACGTTGTTGACAGCGATGACGTCGCCAATCCCTGCCATTGCGGCGTGATCGGCGTCGAGCTGCCAGCAGACGGTCTGGGTGGTTCGCCATTGGGTCCCGCGCCCGAGGACGATCTTCACGGTTTGCTTGAGGACGCCCAACTGCTCCAGGTCCTTCTGGACGCCACCGGCATCTATCTGCGCAGCTGAACAGAACCGACGGAAGTCCGCACGATCGATGAACATCTTCCCGGTATGTCGTTCCAGGCGGATGCGTATCTGGTCGCTCGGGGCGTGCTGCACCGCGCAGAACCCGTTGTTCCCTACGTCGGTGGTGATTGCCAGCAACCCACGGAGTTTGCCATTCATGTAATCGCCCAGGATGTTGACCGGGCTGCGGGTATTCTCTGTCACGATGGCGCGCATACCGACGATGGTTCTGACGCCGAAGTCCAGGAGACGCTGGATATCGCAGTTGGTCAGCCCTGCCTGGTTCGCCAGTTCGAAACCAGTGAGGACGCAGGCCACACCTGCCGACCAGAAACGTTCGCCAGAGCTGACGGACGCCGCTTTGTCGACCACGCCCACCCAGTACTTGACCCGGTCTCGCGCCCAATCCTGGTTAGCCAGCATGTGCCTGGCATAGGGTTCAGCCGCCACGCCGAAGTTCGTGAAGATGGCGCCGCCAGGACCCCAATTGCTGTCGGCCTCGGCCTTCGTCAACGTGTTCTCAGGAACGTGGTACTCAAACACCCGAGCAGACTCCGCAGCTGAATCTGCTTTGGCCGTGGCCAGGCGGGAGTTCAGGCTGCGGTTACCCGTCATGAGCATCATCAGCTGCCAGTTACCGTGGTTCTCGGCCGCTTCGCCTGTAGCCTCCAAGCGTTGGCGCCCTTGCCCCTTGGAGATGGCGTAGCAGAGATCAGAGACAGTGTCCCCATCCAGGTTGGTATGCTCGTCGTACGTCGCCGGGAGGTTGTTGAGCACGCCCAGCTTCTGCCAGAACGCGCGTTTGGTGTCGTGGCCCAGGTCGCCCCAACCCATCATGGGTTGACCCCAGATAGAGTTCGCGCTGAGCGCTGCCGACGACTTACCTGCGCCACGCTCGCCGACCATAGAGACGATCATGCCGTGGAAACTGGTGAACTTGAACAGGGGGGATGCAAATCCCACGCCAAAACCGAATTGGTGGGCCTCCATACCCGGGCGGTCGTAGGTGGCCACGATCTTTTTCCACACCTCCAGGTCGCCGCGCTGGGCTTCCCAGCTGAGTGCCCGGGCCATATTCTTGCTGACAGCGTGGTGTTCCACCGCGGTGGCAGTTATAACCCTGTCGGGCAGAATGAATTTGGTGTCGTCGACGCGCCATCCCAGCTGTGCGTAGATCACACTGGACGCCGCAGCCTTCTGCAGGTCACGCATGTAAGCGAGCATGTAGTTCACCACGTGGTCGATGTTGTGGGCGTCGGCGAAGACGCCGATATTGCCCAGGGTCGTTGAGAGCTTGCGCTTATCGTAGAATATCCCAGTGGGTACCTGGAACTCACGCCAGCCATCGTTAGGGATAAAGCTGCGGATCACCACGGCGTAGCCACCAGCACGCTCGTCATAGATAAGCTTTATCGGGTACAGGTCGTTGTCATAGATCACGACGTCCACCTCACTCCCATCGTCATCACCTTGGGTCATGGCAATAGAGTGCGTTCCGGACGCAGGGTTCTGTACCCGTTTGAACGGAGCTGGTGGCGGGATCATGGCCACCTGGACAGTACCGGCGGCAGTCTGCAGGTTGAGCACAGGCGGGGGCGCGGCCTCCATCTCGCGCACAGTCTGCAGTGGGGTCTTGATTTTCCCCCTGAAAGGACAGCCGTCACACCCGCCGGGGTTGTGCGACTCGAACGTTGAGCACAGGCTTGGGCCGACGCCGTTGTCTTCCAACTGCTGGACCTTCGTCATCGTGACGTTGGCGTCGTAGTTGGGGCTGTTCTTGGACATGAAGTGGATTGCCTTCAGGCCGTCCTCCGCATGGCGCAAGCAGGCGATCATCGTGTACCACAGAGGCTCAGGTACCAGGGCCTGGTTGGCGGCCTGCCAAGAGAGCTGGCGGCACTTGGACACGACCTTGCGCGGGTCGGCTTTCGCGTAGCCAGCGCCATTGGAAGCTGCTTCCACCATAGCCGCCACGTCAATGGCTACTGCCAACGGTTGGCCGGCGATGTTCAGCGGGGTGCCCTGGATAGACATCACTGGAGCCGCCACATGCACGGGTGGTAGGTTGACGGTCTCGGCCAGGTACGCCAGCTGTTTCAGGAACGCGTTGGTATCCACGACGGCACCCTGCACCACCACGGTGACTGGGCGAGCGTTTCCTGTCTTCCAGTTGTACGTGCCGACGGGGCGCAGGATACTGGCCCTGTCGGCAGTGCGCGAGTCGTCGGCGCGCAGCTTCCACGAGTGCGTTAAGCCCTTGAGAATGTTGGCGTAGTGCTGCCACTTCTCAGGCTCCAGCTCTTCAGTCAAGGGCCAATAGACGTGCAGGCCGCCGCCAGAGCTTGTCACCGTTGGCTTGGGTAGCTTCATGGCCTTGCAGAAACCGATCAGTGCATCAGCGGCTTCTTGCTGCGTGGCGTACTTCTTTGGGTCAGCACCCACGTCAAGGTCAAGCCAGTAGGCCTTCACTGCCTGTGTGTTGTCGTGGCCCGATTTATGCTTACCACGGACTTTCTTACCAGCGGCCTCGCGCTGGTCTTTCTTCATCTTGGTCAGGTCTTCCTTTACGGAACCAAGAGCGAAGTACACGTTCTGAGGAGATTGGCGGTCATGAGCCAGCGCATGGGCGTGCTGGGCTGCCGCTTCAATAGTCGGGTGCGCGAAGTGCTTGAAGGAACTGCGCGACACGCCAGTGGTTTTATCGACCCATGTGGTAGGGATCAGCACCAGGTACTGGCCGGTCGAGGGCCATACCAACTTCAAAAAATCTAGGGTAGTCACGGCGCCTCCTGGGTTCTTAGAATGCAAAGTCTATCAGACGCTTCGGCTGGCCAGCGCGTCTTTCAAAACCTGCAACCGTTCACCCCGGGTGCGTATACCCAACGCCACAGGGTCTACCCTTGGCATCAAATAGTTGATCTTGTTGGCTATTTCTTTGGCTTTGTGCCGGTATACAGTGTGCTGCGGATCACTTTCGCGGGCGGCGTTCATCCACCGGCTCATGGTCTTGTTCGAAACGCCCATCAGCTCCGCCATCGCCCGGTCCGAAAGGCCCAAGGTCGTGGCGAAGTTCAGAAGGACGACGAGAAAATTGTTCAGCTCGTTCTGGGTCAGCATTGCTCGTGCTCCAAAAAGGCAGGGCCCGAAGGCCCCACCAAAGGTCTTTCTCAGTCGTCCCAGCCAGCAAACGCCAGGTCACCAGGTTGAGCCAGGTTCGGCTGGTTCGGTGCGCCGGTCTGCTGGACCGGTTGCGCTTGCTGACCACCCCAACCTGTTTGGGAACCTGTTTGGGCTACCGGCTGTGCCTGCTCACCGCCCCAGCCTTGTTGGGTTACGGGTTGGGCCTGCTGGACCACGGGTTGTGCTCGCTCACCGCCCCAACCGCCTTGCGCTGGTTGCTGTACTGCAGTCTGCTGTACTGGCTGGGCCTGTTGCTGGCCAGCCTGTGCTGCTTGGTCGCGGGCGTCAGCGGCTGCGTCCTCGGCGATCTCTTCCTTGGTACGACGGGCACGGCCGTTCGAAGGCTTCCCGCGTTCACGCACCGGCGCACCGGCTTGCTGGGCCGCTTGTTGCTGAACCACAGGTTGCTGTTGGGTAACCGGCTGCGCCTGCTCACCGCCCCATCCCTGTTGGGCTACTGGCTGAGCCTGTTGCTGCACGATGGGTTGAGCGATCTCACCACCCCACCCGTTGGCTTGGCCAGTAGCGACCTGTTGTACCGGCTGCTGAACCACCGGCTGCGCCTGCTGGCCGCCCCAGCCTTGTTGCGCTGCTGGTTGCTGTTGCACAGGCTGCTGGGCTGTTTGCTGGACAACAGGCTGTTGCTGAATCGCCTGCTGCGCTGGTTGTTGCGGCGCAGCCTGGGCCGACGCTTGGCCACCCAGTACGATGCCCTGGGCTTCGGCGAGACCGCAGATGCGCTTGGTCTCTTCGTCGTTGTAGCGGCCGTTCACCACGGCGAACTCGTCTGCTTCCAGCCAGCGCTTCGGCTTGAAGTTCAGTTTCGGGAACGAGGCGTCCGAGTCGAACGACAGCGTTACCACGACCATGTTGTACGCAGCCGGCGGGTTGTGGGCAGCCAGGCCCTTGACTAGCATGCCGAAGTCCTTCAGAGATGCAGGCGGCACAGCCAGTTGGAACATGTTGGTCGGCTCGGCGTAGCGCCCGTCCATCGACGGGGCCATGATCGCCATGCGCTTACTGTCCTGGCAGGCCTTGCCCTTGGCACCCGTGGTAGGGTTGATATGCGAACCCCATTCGTTGCGCGGGCAGGTGGCGCAGGTGGCAGCCTGTTTCTTCGGCGAGTCAGCGCGCGGAGTCACGCCGTCATCGCTGGAGCAATCGGGTGGACCTGCGTCCGCATCCGGGTTCCAGTCGGCTTCGTAGAACACCTTGTTGATACCGTCGTTGACGCGCAAGATCGCTACGTCCAGCTCCACAACCGGGAGCGGCGGCTGAGCCACGCCGCCGATGACCAGCCGGAAGCGCGAGGCCTTGATGCTGATCCGGTCGACGCCAGCACCGCCAGTACCGATGGCAGCCGCAGCGTTCATCGCCTTGATTTGCTCGGCGGTCATACCCACCTGGCCGATGTAGGCCGGAGCGGCAGATTGGTTGAAAGGAACAATGTTGCTCATAAGGGAATTTCCTTCGTTCACGGTTAAGTGTGGGTTATGCCTTGCGAACGCGAACCGCACGTTCGAAGTCGACCTTGACCCCTGGCGGGACCTGGTCGTTGTTGGCCGACATGTATTCCTTGAGCACGGTGGTACTCAGTCGGGTCTGCAGCAGCTCGACGTTGCCGGTCTGCATGATGAACTGGTTGAGCGCCGACTTGTCGCCGATGTTCGCCCGCAGGACACGCTCGGTGTAGACCGTCGCGCCGTTGGCCTTGAACCCATCCATGTGGTTGTCGTTGAGGTACGCCTGGATCGAGCCTTCAATCGCCGTCATGCGGTCCTTGAGCGGCTTCATCTCGGTCTTGTGCTTATCGTTCATGGCCTCGATTTCGTCGCGGACCATCATGTACTCCGCCACCATCTGGTTCGACAGGGCCTCGCCTTCGTTCGCCTTCGGCGCCGGAGCCTGGCTGTCCAGGTAGGCGATGTACTCGTTGACCTTGGCGTACGCCACTTGGTTGTCCGGGTACGGACCGTACCGGGCCTGGAGGTCAGGGGTGTAGAAGTACCATTGTCCGTCTGGGTCCATGTGGACCGGGTCGCTTTGGTAGTGCATGATAGTCAGACCTGCCGCGTTGTTGGGTGTGTAGTACCTATACTAGCACTGAGGTAAACTGTGTCAAGTATTAAGACCCAACTCCGCTTTAAATAACGACAGGACGGCGCCCTGCACGTCTTGCTTGCCCTTCAAGGCCTGGTACAGGTTCTGCTCCAGCTTGGTTGCAGCCAGCATAACGATCGACATCTTCTTCGTTTGGCCCGGCCGGTTCATCCGGTTGTTCGCCTGCTCGAAAATCTCCAGCTTGTTGTAGGGCGCATACCAGATGGTGGTGTCCGCAGCCGTCAACGTCAGGCCGTGGGCCGTGGTTTCTGGGTGGGCCACGATGATGCGCGGGTGCTGCTGGTTCTGGAAGTCGTCGAATATCTGCTTGCGCTTACCATCGCTGGTGCGGCCGTCCACGGTCTCCACGGTCCAGCGCTTGCGCAGGTGCGCCGCTACAGTATCCAGGGCCTGGGTGAAGGGAACAAACACCAACACCTTGTGGGCAGCTTGCTCCACCACGTCCTCGCACAACTCCAGGCGCTCGTGGCAATCCAGCGAATGGCCGATGCCGTGCTCGTCGTATAGAGTGCCCACGCAAATTTGCAATAGCTTGCTGACCTTGACGGCGGCGTTCGCTGCGGTGATCTCGACGCCCTTCACGTTGCTGACCAGGCTGGTGATCATGGCCTTGTACGTGGCTTGCTGCTCTGGCGTCAGGCCACAGAGTAAGGTCTGGAACGTCACCGCTGGCATGTCCATGCAATCTTCTTTCTTGAAACGAATCCCCGGCTGCAAAATAGCGTACGCCTGGGCGTAGGCATCGGGCTTGGGCACCCACTTGTATTGGGTAATCTGGAGCATGGTCTGGTTGCGAAACGCGGTCCAGTACTGTGGGCGAACGCGGTTCCCATGCATAAGCTTGGCCAGGCCCCAGGCGTCGGTTGGCGACTCTGGGCACGGTGTGCCAGTCATCAACCACATCCAGTCTGTTGGTCGCACCAGGCTAGCCAGCAGCTCGTGACGCTTGGACTTGGCGTTGCGAAACTTCGTCGCCTCGTCGATGACCCACAGGTCGATATCCGTCCGAGCGCGCAGCTCTTTCTCGATAACCTTCAGACCGTCGTGGTTGATCACGTAGATGTCAGCAGGGAGAGCCAGCTGCTTCACGCGGCGGCTACGGTCGCCAGCCAGGACGGAAACGATGCGCTTGCTCAGGAAGTGGTTGCGGACTTCATCTTCCCACACGGAGTACATGGTGGACTTGGGGCAGACGATGATGACTTTCTTGATCAGCTTCGTTTCCATCAGGTAGTCGATCGCCCACAGCGCGCTGAGCGTTTTGCCTGTGCCCATGTCGTTCAGGCAGATAGCCCGGTTGTTAAGCGTGAAGAACTCGGCCGTGGTTACCTGGTGCTCGAATGGCCGATGTGGCGGCTTCATGCAGAACTCGTAGAAGTACCGGATCGGCGACGGCGCGGGGATCCCCAGGTTGCGCAAGACCTTTGCTTCGTCCAGGCCAAAACGGACTTGGGTCAGGTCTCCGTGCTCGGCGTGCGGCACGACGCGGGAATGCGGAATGTACGAGGTGACGCGGCTCGGGTCTCGCAACTTGAGTACGAGACTCCGACTCTCTTTGTCTACCAGCATGCTTCACCAATTGGTTGTGTGTGGTATGGTTCGGTCGAGGCCCATAGCCTCGCATTGCTCTGCTGCTTCCCCGGCTAACCCCCGGGGTTTTTTATGGTCACCGGCGGCCAGCCTTCGCGCGTAGCCTCGTGGTGTGTGCACGTATCTTCTTGTTTTCCCTCGCCAAACTTAGCGGTTACGCGCCACCCTGGCATGGACAACCACTGTTCCAACAGGGACAGATTCGTCAGGTTGATCACCATCGATGACCCGCCGGCCGCTGCGCACTTGTTCAGCCAGATGCGTTGCAGCGCTGTAACCTTGAACACGTTCTCTTTCTTCGCTTCAATAGCACCGAAGTGCCCGTCGTTGCGACAAACCAGGTCGTCCGGTCTGCCGTTCTGGCCCATCCCGTTGATCGCGTTGCGGTCGTAGACGGCGCCGTATTTCTTGTACAGGTCCCGGGCTTTGTCCTTGACCTTACCTTCTGGTGTCTGGGCCATGTGGTTACCCCGTATGGGTATTCTTGAACTCGTTCTGCATGCGGATTCGTTCGAGCTTTGCGGCGAGCCGGGCCAAACCAAGCTGGCCGTCCTGACCACCCCACCCCTCCAGCTCCGCCGCAACGAATGCAGCTTGGCAGGTCAGAGCCTTGGGTCCTTCCCAGAACGTGCCGTAGTGCGCCGTCCAGTACCCACCGTTCGCCGTCATCAGCTCGATGGTCTGCTTGCCGAACTCGCCGAAGCGACGGACCTCGGCCATGCTCACGTGGTGGAAGCCGGCGGCCTTGAAGAACTCGATGTCCTCGTCGGTCATGAAGAACGGGAAACCTTCGGGCTTGTCCATCACACCTCCGAGGACTGGCTGTAATCGCGCTCTTCGCTGGTGCGGCCCCAGTTCTCCAGCGCTGCTGCCACGTAGGCAGCGTCTGGGGTATCGCAGACCGGACCTTCCCATCTGTTTATAGGGTTGTGGCACCGCCATTCTTCCCGTTCCTGGTGATTCCGGTAGTCGAACCAAATGCACACCTCGATGTGCTTCCACGACTCCCGTTTTATCCTGAACTCTGCAACTACGCGGTTACCGCCACCCTTGGTTACTACAATTGTGTCGAACCCCAGAGGGTGGACTTTGGCTACGAGAATTTCATTTCTCCTGGCCAAAGACTCGGTGTGGGCGCCGACCATTCCGCCAAGCAGGCTCATCACCGCCTACCTTTGCCGTGGAACTCACAGGTCACGACGTCGCACCATTGCTTGCACAACCCGTTGGGGGTTGGAGGGAACACGCCGCGCACGTACGCATCCTGGAGCTGGCGGTACTTGTGCTCGAACTCGTTCCAGATACCATCAGAGTCCGAGCGCTGCAACACCACCGGTGGGGACATGGTCTTGTGCTCCAGCCACACGTAGCCAACGGACGCCACGTCGATCTCTGGGTAGTCAGCGAACGTGAAGCCGCCGTACAGCTTGAGCTGCGTGGCGTCGTTGCGGACCTTCCCGGTCTTCCAGTCGAACACCTCGGCGCGGCGCTCGTGCGGGTACAGGATCGTGACGTCGATCTTCCCACCTATCCAGCGCTGTTTGTATGGCACAGCTTTGTGGTCCCGGCCAACTGCGGCCTGCCGTTCTGGCAAGATCGTGCCGCCGTGCTTCGCCGCCCGGTTCAGCATCCAGTCGCCGAAGGGGCGGTACATTTCCATGTTGCTCGGGATCGGCGAGTTCCCTTGCATGCGCAGATAGTCCTCCAACACCTTGTGGGACTGGTCGCCCCAGGCAGCGGCTGCCGACTGGACGAACTTCACTTCCTTGGTGATGTACTTCGCCTCGTACTGGCGCGGACACGTCTCGAACACGTTGAGGGAACTGTACGACTGGCCGAAGATATAGGGCACCTTCGGGGTAACGTCCTTGGCCACGATGCCAGCGGCTGGGTGGACGATCTCCACACGCAGGCCGTAGGTCTTGGCGACCTCGATCATCTGGGCGGTCCCGCGACTCTCGCCATCCCACATCGCCACCAGCATCGACGACGGGTCCTCGCTGGCGTAGACGGCCATGTCGCCGTTGCGGATGAACCCAGCGCCTTTGCCCTTCCCATCCCAGTCAGGGTGAAAGACCTTCACGGGGATACCGAACTCGGCGGCGATACGCTCGCCCATCTGGTCGGGACCTTTGGCCCCGCCGCTGATGATCTCGCTGGGGGGTTGGCTGCAGAACGACATGACGGCGGCCTTGAGCCGCGCGTAGTTGTCCTCGCCCACGATGGATCGGGACCCGGCAATGATCATTCGCATGACAGCTCCTTAATCTGCTGGGTCAGTTTGTTCGCCTTCTTTTCCAGGCGCTTCTTGGTGTCCGGGTTCTTCACCAGGGCCGCCAGGTGGGTCGCCGTCTCCGCTGCTTTCTCCAGCAGCACCTTCATTCGTGCGTTCGTCATTGTCGTCTACCCTTTTGTGGAAGCCAAAGTCGGCCCAAAGATTTTCGACCGCGGGGCAGTCTATGCACTCGCGGGTCCTGATGCTGTGGTAGTACACCCAGCTGTGTTTGATACAGCCCATCTATTTCGCCTGGCTATATCGTTGTCCGATACCGCCCTCCGCTGCCACAGGCAACTGCGGCCACCACACAGGCGGCTGGCCCATCGCGCCGAGCATGAACGCCAGGCAGTCCTCGGCGTCGTCCTCACGCACCACGCATACAACTTCGTCGTGCACAGTCAAGGCCACACCGCACCCTTTGGCTTGGTATGACCCCCACCGGCGTTCGATCTCGAGCATCTGGTCGAACACTACGTTACGAGCGATCCACTGGCACATGTTCTCCGTTACGGAGCCGCCATAGATTTTCTTCTCGTGACGCTTTTCCTTATCGTCGTAGATCCACTGCAGTTCGTCAGGACCGTCGTTGAATCCTGGACGCATTTCCTGACGAAGGTTGTGGTACACAACGGGGTTACGACCCGGCATCGTAATTCGACCCGGTTCGATCTTGCACAGGCCCCATTGATCCAGGTACCCGCCACCGCCTGCGGCCATCTTCGGGATCGCCAGCTGGCACGTGCGCCACAGCTTGGGGATCTCGGTGAAGCGTTTGCGGTACACATCCACTGTACCCTGCGCCTCGTCTTCCGACAAGCGAATGCCGCCCATAATCCGGGCTGCGTTGCGAAAAGATTTCCACCCCGACTGGTACTGCAGCTGGAGCATGCCGACCTTGCCGTGCTGACGTTCCTTGTAGTCGGCCTTGGTGATCACCCGGTTGTACAACGTGCTGGCGAACGAGCTGTACACGTCCACCCCAGCGCGCAGTTCGTTGATCGTGTCCATCTGGCCGGCCAGCAGGTGGCACACCCGCAGCTCAATCTGGCTGGAGTCGGCCACCACGATCTTGAACCCAGGGGGTGCCACGATGGTATCGCGAAGCCCCACCACATGGCACTTCTCGGTGCCCTTGTTCGAGTAGATCATGCCGTTGCTGCACATGACCTGCTCGGTGACCATGTGGAAATCCTTCAGTCGATCAGGGCCGTGTGGCGTCATGATCAAGGTCCCCAGGCGGGTCTTCTTGTTCACCGCCTTGGTGCCGCTGAGGTTCTGCATGTTGATCTTCTGGCTACCGGCCAAGCGGTGGGTGTGGGTCTTACCGTATGCCAGGGGCACGGGCAACAGGCCGCGCCCGGAGATATCCACGAACCGGTTCACACGAGACTCGGCCAGGGTCGACTTCACGCTCAGGCGCGCAGCGGCCAGGGCCTGGATATCCTCGGCGCCTTGTTCGTCCGACTCGTCCTCGAACTCCAGCAGCGCGGTCATGCCCTCGTCGGTCTTGGCGAATGCGTAGACTCGCAGTGGGTTGCCGTTGGCGTCTTTCTTCTTGGGGCTGTACTTCATCGGCGGCTCGACGTCGTACTGGTTCTTCAGCACGTCGGCCAGGACCTGGTCTTTGCGGAGCATCTTCTGCGTGTGCAGCATGCGCTCGTCTGGGCTCAGGTTCTTCGGGATGTTCAGGATGTCGGCCACGCGGTCCATGAGCTGACCCTTGCGCACCAGCATGTCCTGCTGCATGGTCAGCAGCAGCGGACGGTCCAGTGCCAGCTTGGCCTCGGCGAACATCTTCGTGGAGAGACTGGCCAACCACACTTCGTTGGTGGGCATCTGCGGCAGGAACAGACGATACAGGTCGTAGCACCGGTCCGAGTCGTTGTTGCAGTACTTGCCGTAGGCCGCCAATTCGTACGGCGTGAAGTCGAGCCGGCGCTTGTTGATCGCCCGCACCACTTCGTCGCCCTTGTCCGGCAGGTTGTACAGCTTGCACATCTCGGCCAAGGACTTGGCCTGCTTGCCGCCGTGGAGGCAGCGCGCCATCTGGAGGGTGCAGGCGTAGGCCAGCGGGTGTACACCCAGGACTTCGGTCAGGATAAGGGAATCGAACTCGCTGGCGTTGTGTCCAATCACGATGATGCGGTGCCACGGCAAGTCAGCTACCACAGACTTCAGGTACGGCAAGTCGCCACTGTACCACTGCGCTGGTGCTGGGCCTTTCTTGATGCTAAAGCCGATCAGCTCGAAGCGTGGGTCGCGGATGTACTCTTCGGCGGTCATGGCCGTGAGTGAGTAGTAGCCGTTGTCCTTTGTTGTATAGAACGTTTCGGCATCAAAAGTTAATTCAAGTAGTTGTTGGGACATAAGTCGCTCCGCGAACAATAAGGCTTATGCACACTTGGGAGACGCCGTATTTCTCGGCTAAATCCCTCTGGCGCGTAGCTGGCCATGCGGCCCGTATCTCGCCCACTTGCTCCGGCGACAGCCTGGAGTTGGCGTGGTTACTTCCCTTTGGCTGGGCCCTGCGCTTTCTGGCGTATGCTTCTCGTTGGTTCTGTGCATAGGTTCCAACTTTCCAGTGCTCGGGTCTGCAACATACGGGATTGTCGCACTGGTGTAGGATGAACCCTGAACCAGACCTATCGGTGGGAGCGGCGATCGTATCGACCACACCGAGTATGTACGCAGCTACTCGGTGTGCTACGGCGGATTGTCCTTGGTAGGTCAGCGTTCCGTAGCCAGTGTTGTTCGTTGCGCCCGTCCACTCCCAACACTCGCCACTCTTGTCGACGCGTGCCCAGAAGCTTTCTGGTGTGGCCTTCGCACTCATTCAACCCTCCAGGGGATTCTCTTCCAGGTCGCCGTCGGCCACGGCTTTCTCGATGGCTGCCAGCACGGCCACACCGCCCTCGTAGCCTGGATCGTGTTTGTAGCACCAGGTCCCGTTGCGGACGTTGCACACAGTGGAACGGGTGACCCCGCTAATGGCGGCGATCTCGGCGTCGCTGTATCCAGCTTTGGCCAGGGCCTGATAGGCTTTGGTCCAGTCGGTCATGGTCGTCTCTACAGAAAAGGGTTGTACTGCAACTATACAGTACAACCCTGGTGTGTTGCTACAGGCGCTGGTTACGCCGTTGGTTTCATCTTCGGGCAGGGCATGCCGCTGTGACCATTGGGCTCGCCGCAAACGTAGCACTCACACCGGTACTCTGCGGGTTCTGGTGGTACAACGCGCTGGTTCTCAGGCTTCAATGCTTCCTTGGCGGGCCCTGCCAAATCACAGGGTGGAACCTCTTCGAACGCCAGCGGATCGCCTTCATCTGGCAACGGCTTGGCGGCCAGTTCTTCCAGCTCGCGGTCGACCTTCGCCTTGTTCTCCGGGGTCAGGTAATCCAGCACCAGTTCGCTGCCCTCGTATCCAACGAATGCGTCTTCCAGGTCCTTTTCCCGCCGCGGGATTTCTGGGTAAGGGTACAGCTGCATGGCGTGCCGGCGGATGTTGTCGATAGCCTCGTCCACCCGAGTCAGGCCACAGGCGTACGCCATCTTCAGCGTGTCCTGGTGGACGGCGAACAGGCGCTCTTCCTCTGGAGTCAGGCGGTACTCTTCGGCCTTCGCCGCCACGGCTGCATCGATAACTGGCTGAATCACAGCCAGAGCCTGGGCCAAGTGCTCAGCCTGGAGCATGGCGTCCGACAGCGCGTCGTGCTCCACACGCTCCGGCCACACGAACCACTCTTGTGGGAACAGGTCGGTGATGGAGCGCTGGTCGCTGATCTGGTTGTACCGATACGGTATATTCAAGTTCAAGCCGTCATAGGCACACGCCAGCCACTGGCCGTCCTTGTCCCCGCGTTGCCACAGGCGAATGTCCGGATACTCGCCGTCGGCCAGGGTGTCGTCGAAGCCCAGCCACTCGCTCAGGTCGATCAGGGCCTGTGCCAGGGGCACGGCTTCGGGGTCGGCGAACACACGGTCCCTGGCTTCCTGGGACTGCTCCATCCACCACTTGACTGTGGCCGGGTCCATGACGCCACCGCCGCCCTTGGCCGTGATGTCGATGGTGCGATAGAACGTGTTGCCCAGCTCGCCAGTGGTACGGTTGAACTCCACCGCGCCGATGGCCAGGATCATGGCATTGGGTTCCAGACTCAGGGATTCCAAGTCGATTGAGATGTCTCGGGTCATTTGTTTCTCCTACATTTGTTGGTTAATTCTTGCCCCAGTTCTGCACGCAGCCCAGAACATGGGCGCCCCGTGGGTC